GTATCAGCAGATGGACATACTTGCGATTTAGATGGTCCATGTATGAGCAGTATTAAATATTGCGACATGACGATAGGAGAGTTGTTTGGTAGGGAATTGTGGAACTCCACCATCAAGAAATCCGACCTCAACCGCTACGGCTGGGATGCAAACCCGTGGGTGTGGGTAATCGAATTTGAGCGGTGCGAGAAACCGGAGGAAATATGAGCAAACGACCAGAAATTACGAAAGAACTTTCTTTAGCGCTTGAAAGATATATAAATCCCAAAAACGACACAAGAATTTATATGGCTAAAGAAGTCACGTTTGATTATGCCACAGGACACGCAATCAGAGTGGATTACATGAGATTTAAGCCTGTGAACAATACAGTCTCTGGGATTGAGAAAGGGGACTTTTACTGTTACGAGATAAAATCTTCTGTTGAGGATTTTCATTCGGGACATGGTTTGAATTTCATCGGTGACTACAATTATCTTGTAATGCCGGAGGAAGTATATGCGGCTGTATCAAAAGAAATCCCATATTCTGTTGGCGTGATTGTGCCAACAGAAAGCACTTGGCGGAATAACTGGAGAGAACTGACCGTAATCAAGAAAGCAAAGCGCAGAAGTAGAGAAAAAGCATTATCGGAAATGCTTTTTATGATGTTTCGTTCCGCGGCGAGAGACAGATATAAATTATCTTAGTTGGAGGTAAAAAAAAATTATGGCTAAAGCAGTATTGGTTATGGATATGCCGGAACAGGTATGCCAGAAATGCACATTGTGCTATGAGACAGAGAATGATGACGAATATCTGTGCTGTGCGACAGGGAAACTTGTACCAGACGGAGAAAAGCCGGATTGGTGCCCACTCCGGGAACTGCCAGAGAAATCAGCTCATCCAGAGCATTGCGACAATGGAAGGTTCGATGCAGGCTGGAACGGATGCTTAGATGCTATAGAGGGAGGTGCACATGGGAAAGAGCAGAGCGAGTAAGCTGAACGGCTACCGGAGTGCGGTAAGCCGGCAGACAAACGATGTGTATAAGTTCAAGACCAAGAGAGTTAAGAAAAAGTAGTGTAAAACGCGATTGCGGATGAGAAACAAGTCTGTACCGAAAAATGACTTTTTTGAAAAAATTTCTGACATATTATCGTTGCCCCAGGGAGGAGGCGATAATATGGCAATTATTGTGACAGATCCACAGTACATTGAGGCAATCGCATTTGCAATCGGAACGTTAGTGAAAATGTTACGTAAATAATCGAAAGGAGTGAGAGGTTTGCTGGCCAGCGTAAAAGAGCTCTTTACTCCGTGAAGAAATGGAATCAGTACAGGAAAGAATGGAACGTCTTGGAACAAAGGAAAAGATTGCTTCGTTCATGCAGAAAGAAAAGCAGGATTATGCTTTCAAACGCAAATATGCGCAGATCAGAGCGGAAGAGTTCAGATCAGAATGTGACCGCAGAGGGCTAAATTGCCATGTGTCGGTAGGCGGTCTGGACAGCATCATTTTATATATATTCCTCCATGAGGTGTGTGGAATTGATGCTCCGGGGGTATCGGCATCCACTTTGGAGGATCAGAGCATCCAGAGGGTACATAAAGCGATCGGTATTATAAATGTGCCGCCGCTCCTGCGGGAGGATGGTACACGATGGACGAAACCGAAAGTTATACAGGAATTCGGGTTTCCGGTCATATCCAAGGAGATCGCCGGGAAAATTGAGTTGTTGCAGAATCCGACCGAGAAGAACAAGACAGTCAGACATGCGATCATAACGGGAGAAACCGGGGAATACGGTGGCTGGCAGAAGAATTCAAAGATGCAGCTTAATCAAAGATGGCTGGAACTGTTTGGGGGATATGAGAATGAAAATGAGGGGTGCGACTTTAAGAAGCCGGACTTTCTCGTATCTTCCAAGTGCTGTTATTATCTCAAGGAAAAGAATTGTGATGATTGGGGCAAGGAACATAACAGCGTGCCATATTTGGGACTGATGGCATCCGAGGGCGGCAGACGTGCCAAAAGCCTGCGGATGAATGGATGTAACTATTTTGGGGCATCGACCATCCGATCAGCGCCATTTGCGATATTCCACAGACAGGATATATTAACACTTGCCTTGGAGATGGACGATCTTTGGAAGCATGATTTAAAAGAAAAGTACCGTGACGCAGGCCTTAAGGCAGGAAGAATGTCGGAGTGCTTCCAGATGCCGGATTCTTTGATACCGGAGATTTACGGAACGATTGAGAAAAAGCCGGACGGTACATTGTATACAACCAAGGCGCAGCGTACCGGTTGCAGTATGTGCGGTTTTGGAATCCACATGGAGAAACGACCACACAGGTTTGATCTGCTTTATGAGAGCAATCCGAAAGAATGGGATTATCTGATGTTTCATATGTGCAAGGATAAGGACGGCAATGACTATGGATGGGCGAAAGTCCTGGACTATATCGGCGTTGGTTGGGAACCTACGACGATCGGGGACAACTGCAAAGGGCAGATGAGTTTACCGTTAGATCAGATGATATAAAAAAGGGTGCATGCCTTAGCATGCACCAGTGCATTCCGCTATTCGGTGGAATTTCACCACCTCATCAGCAAGTTATACTTGTTAGCGGAAGTAGCAGCGTAAATCCCAATGAAAGATAAACAGTTGCAAGCAAACGAATTAAAAATTGCTGTTACAGTCTCAAGTTTTTTCATGGGTACCACCTCTTTACAGAAGGAAAAGAAAACTACGGTTACGCTGCTTAGTATTGCACTAAATACTAGGCATAGTCTCGTCAGGATTGATGCGCCACTTCCAATCGACACAATAAGTGTTTCGATATAAATAGTATATCAAAAAAAGAAATGAAGTCAAGAAAGGAGCCGGAACCTATCCGGATAAAAGGCGCGCCGGGTTCCTTTGAGAAAAAATGAGAACAGTATTGAAATATCCGGGAAGTAAATGGAACATTGCTCCCCGACTGGTGGAACTGATACCGGAACATCACAGCTATGTAGAGCCGTTCTTCGGCAGCGGGGCCGTGTTATTTAATAAGCCGGTATCTGATATCGAGACGATCAATGATCTGGATCATGATGTTGTGAATCTCTTCCGGTGCATACAGGAAGATGCGGAACGTCTGTCCAGAATGGTAATGACTACACCATTCAGCCGTGAAAAATATGAAGATACATATAAACTGGATGTATGGGAGCTGATGATGCCGGATGAACCGTACCATAAAGCATTGCGATTTCTGGTTCAGTGCTGGCAAGGGCACGGATTCCGTACCAATGGCAGCAAGGTAGGATGGAAAAATGATGTACAGGGCAGAGAAAGAGCTTATACATTATGGAACTGGTACCGTCTGCCGGAATGGATCATTGACATAGCGGAACGGTTGCGCATGGTACAGATCGAGAACCGCCCGGCGGTGGAAGTGATTGAGAGATTTAATTACAGCAATGTTTTTATGTACATTGATCCTCCGTATGTTTTGGGTACCAGAGCAGGAAAACAATATAAACATGAGATGACGGATGCGGATCACGAGGAATTATTAAAAGCGTTACTGCAGAGTAAAGCAAAGATTATGATTTCTGGTTACGAGTCAGAAATGTATAACGACTATCTGAACGGATGGAAGAAAAAACAGTTTTCAAGCTGTGCGGAGCATGGAAAGGCACGCACAGAAACGGTGTGGATGAACTATGAGTCGGATCCACAGATGAAACTTAATTTTTCGGAGGTGCTGTCATGATCCAGACAGCAGAAGATAAAGTGAAAGAGTACTGCCAGTGCATCCGCAGAGAAATAGAACACTGGAAAGTTATCAACCAGAACGGGTGCAGTGATCCGTTCTGGCCGGATGGGTGCAACATGAATCTGACACGGAACCACATCATTTATTATCAGTCAAAGATCCGTGAGATCTGCACAGAGAATCGGTTACCGTTGCCGGATGAATATTATCTTGCGGTTCCGCCGGAAGTCAATGTGAATTATATGGCGAATTTGAAACAGAAAGAGCGGGTTACACAAATATTTTACGGTGGGCATGTACCGGTAAGAAAGAAATATTACTACGATGAACAGCAGATGAGTTTATTTTGAACAGACCGGACAGCTCGATCAAACAGCTATAGCTCCGCCAGCAGTAATGCGGCGGGGCGGAAAGAGAGGAAAAGGTGAAGTATACAGTAGAAACAACGGAAAACGGTGTTAATGAGACGTTGGAATTGAATGGAACAATTTACAAAAAGGAATGGTTAAGAAGAAAAAACGGTCTTCTTGAGTGCTCACAGAAAGATTTCCGGGCACAGATGGAAGAGGATGGTTACTCGGGAGAACTTGCTGCGAAGGTCGATGAAATATTTGATGGATTTTTAGCAGATGCCGTGGACGATATGAGAGACTATTTAGATTAGTGGAGGCGGATCATGAAAAAGAAAATCATAGCGGCTATCGTAACGGCAACACTCTTGATCGCCGGATGCAGTGACATGGCAAACGTCAGCGCAGGGCAGGATAATACGATGGTATTGGTAGAAGGTTGGCGGGATTACGGTATCTATGCGGACAAAGACACAGGCGTCATGTATCTGGTGTATCAGCGGAATGGTACCGGATGTACCGTTATGCTCAATGCAGACGGGACACCGAAGATTTGGCAGGGAGAGGAATAGGAAAAGAAAGTTTTAAAGGGGGAATGTGCGTGGATGAAAAAGAGATATACGAGATCTGCATGAGCGTGGACAGTTTCATTGCTGCGGAACTGACAGAATCCATCGTGTGCGGCACCAGCTACGATATGCTGGAAGCCCACCACGGCGTTATCCCTATCAGCAGGAGACATTTTTACAGAAAAAAAGGTACAGCAAAGAGGTTGATGCGGCAGAGGATGGCGCATCTGGTGGAGGAATTGAATGGGCAGTATATGATTGAGTGGGGAGAATAAAAAGATTTGCATATTTACAAGCGTAGTGATATAATTTTATATATTATAAACAAAGGGGGATTAAAATGAAAACGACGTATATTGAGGGAGAAAACAGATGTTATGTGTGCAACTATCTGATTGAGTGGCACCATAGTTTCCCAACCAGTATTTCAAGGATGGAAGTTCACAAATTGACCGGTGTAGATACGGATATTATTGCAGTAGACAAAGACAATGCGGGTAATATAAAATTTGAGGTGATTTGCAAATGCCCAGGATGCAAAACAAAAAATAAATTCTATGCGGTAGCAGAGTAACAATAGTACCAACCATCATTACGGTGGTTGGTATTTTTTACCCTAAACTTGGCACAAATCCACTCCAAACCTATTGTATGATATTATCAGAAACATTGCAGTGATAGTACCGGAAAGGGGAGAATACGGTGGGAGTAGATAAGAAAATATTGGAGCAGTATGTAGACGCATGTGAGATGATCCGGGAGACGGAGCAGGACATTAAGAGATTGCAGCGTAAGCGGCAAACGATTGTGACAGGAAGTGTAAAAGGTTCGATGAATGATTTTCCATACGCAGAGACACATTTCAAGATTGAAGGAACATCGTTCACATACACGGATGATGCGCAGTTGCGTATAGAAGAGAAACTGCTGGAAGAAAGAAAAGCCCAGTCGGAAGAGATCAAACTGCAGGTGGAGCAGTGGATGAACGGCATACCGGTACGGATGCAGAGGATCATCCGGTATAAGTTCTTTGAGGGAATGAGCTGGGAACAGGTAGCTGTAAGAATGGGGAGAAAAAGCACCGAGGGAAGCGTTAAGATGGAGTTTCAGAGATTTATGGATGCTGCGTAAAAGTTTGTTACGAATGTTACACATGTTACGAAAAAGTAAGCTATAGTATAAACTGCAAGAAGTGAATTGAGAGAGCCAAGAGCCATTTGCTTTTTGCAACTCCCCCAACCCAGAGAAGGCGCCCGTTTAATGACGGGTGCTTTTTTGTATGTAAAGAAAAGGTAGGTGATGGTCCTTGCCAAAGGCAAAAGATGCGAGAGCGGACAAAGCCTTTGAAATGTATAAGCAAGGGCTTAAGCT